CATCTACTGGTGTTGCTGTGTTAAATGCTCAGACAGAAGCAGTAGCTAGTTATGTTTATGATTATGTAGGCTTTAATAGTGAAACCCAGGAAATGGGAAGGTGTTATTTTAACAGGCTTTTAGATGATTGGAGTCGTTTTGAGCCAAGTAACAGAACTAAGTATGATGCAACTGTAGCTTCTAGCTTAGCTTTGTTAGGTGCACAAAAACACGTAATAGAAAAGAAAATTTCAAAAATAAATCTTAACTTTGTAAAAAAATA